ATATAAAAAACAGATTGAAAGTTACATTAAATGAAGAACAAAAGTGATATAGAAAAGTTTCTTCCACCAGAAGAAAAAAATATTGACAACGATTACAAATATTCTCGAGACACGTACTACGAACTCGTAGAAAAAGGTAAAGAAAGTCTCGAGCTCATGATTGAAGTGGCTAGGGAAAGTGAACACCCTAGAGCTTTTGAAGTACTATCAGGAATGATTAAGAATATTTCTGATGTTAATGACAGATTGATGGACCTAAATAAAAAGAAAAAAGATTTAGATAAGAAAGAAGAGATTCAAAAGATCGCTAACACAACTAATAATCTTTTTGTAGGTTCAACAACAGAACTTCAAAAGTTACTAAAGAATGGACCGGAAATGAAGAATGTCACGCCCGAATCAGAATGAAAATTATCTAGGTAATCCAAACATAAAGAAAGACGGTATCACTCAAGATTGGAGTGAAACTCAAGTACGAGAGTACGCTTTATGTATGAAGGATCCTGTCTACTTCATAGAAAAGTATGCAAAGATTATATCTCTTGATAAAGGATTGGTTTCTTTTAAACTATATCCGTATCAAAAGAAGATGTTTAAACAATTTGAAAGGAATAGATTTAATGTCGTACTCGCGTGTAGACAATCAGGTAAATCAATATCGGCGTGTGGATACTTATTATGGTTTGCACTCTTTCAACCAGAAAAATCAATTGCAGTACTTGCGAACAAGGGAGCCACTGCAAGAGAAATGTTGGCGAGAATTACGATCATGCTTGAGAACATTCCTTTCTTTCTTCAACCGGGTGTTAAGGCTCTCAACAAGTCTAACATTGATTTTAGCAACAATAGTCGTATTATCGCTGCTGCTACGACTGGGCAGTCAATTCGTGGTTTATCTATCAACTTACTTTACTTAGACGAGTTTGCGTTTGTGGAAAGAGCCGCAGAATTTTACACTTCGACTTATCCTGTTATATCTTCAGGTACTGACACAAAAATTATCGTGACATCTACAGCAAATGGTATTGGTAATACTTTTCACAAGATATGGGAAGGCTCGATACAAGGCGTTAATGAATACAGTAACTTTAGAGTTGATTGGCACGACGTCCCAGGAAGAGATGAAGAATGGAAACAACAAACTATAAACAATACTTCTCAAGTACAGTTCGATCAAGAGTTTGGAAACACGTTTTTTGGTACAGGTAATACTTTAATTAACGCTCAAACTCTTTTAGACTTAAGAGCTTCGCAACCGATTAAAATTATGGAAAACGGAGACATGCTCATATATAAAGAGACCGTGCAAAATCATGATTACGTATTAGTTGCAGACGTTGCTAAGGGAAGAGGACAGGACTATTCTACATTTTCTTTAATCGATATTAGCACAAGACCTTTTGAACAGGTAGCTGTTTATCGCAACAACACTATCTCTCCATTACTCTTCCCTAATATTATATATAAGTACGCAAATGTCTATAATAAAGCTTACTGCATTGTTGAGTCAAATGACCAAGGTTCTGTAGTTTGCAATGGTTTATATTATGACTTAGAATACGAGAACGTGCACGTTGAGTCTGCAGTTAAAGCTAACGCTGTAGGGATAGAAATCAATCGTAAGTCAAAAAGACTAGGTTGTTCTGCTTTAAAAGACTTAATGGAAAATAATAAGATACGAGTTGTCGACGAGCAAACGATACTTGAAATATCAACGTTCGAAGCAAAAGGACAGACTTATGAAGCTTCTACTGGAAATCATGACGACTTAGTTATGAACTTAGTATTATTTGGCTATTTTGTATCGTCTGCATATTTTGCTAACTTAACTGACATAAACATTAAAGACATGATATTTAATCAAAAATTAAAAGCGATTGAAGAAGACATCGTACCATTTGGATTTATAGACGACGGTAGTGATCAAATAAAAAAGATAGAGATAGAAGATAACCCGCGGCAGCAGTGGCAAATAGAATACGATAGAGATTTGTAAACATATAAATAATGGTAACAATTGAATATTCGTATAATGTTAACCGTATAATAATCAACTGAAAAGGAAAAGAAGATGGCACTCTCTACACCCTCAGAATCACCCGCGGTTGTTGTCAAAGAAATAGACTTGACTGGTGGCGTGCCTAATGTCCAGTCAACTACAGGCGCAACTGTTGTAAATTCAAGGTGGGGTCCGGTGGATGAACGAGTACTAGTCTCAAACGAGGCTGACTTCGTAGAAAAATTTGGTTCACCTGATGCCACAACGACATTTTCGTTCCATAGAGCCAACATGTTCTTAAAATATTCTAACAAACTTCAAGTTGTAAGAATTATAGACGGAACGGCTAAAAATGCTACATCAACTACAAGGCAAACAGGTGGAATCACTGCAGCGTCTTTAGGAGAAGTAGTTAAGAACGAAGCAAATTTTAATTCACAAGAATCTGCATTAGATTCAGATAAACATACTTTCGTTGCAAAGTACCCCGGAGCTTTAGGAAACAGCTTAAGAGTTTCTTTTTGCCCGTATTCTGCTGGCGATTCAGCATTTAATTCTTGGACTTACAAAGGAGAATTCGACGCAGCTCCTGGGACTTCAAGCTTTGCTACAAAAAAAGTAGCCACTAATGACGAAATACACGCAGTAGTGGTCGATAACAGTGGTCTCTTTACTGGAACTAAAGGCACAATTCTAGAAAGATACGCGTTCGCTTCAGTAGGAAAAAATGCTAAAGATGACGCAGGTTCAAATATTTTTATCAAAGACTTACTAAACGAAACTTCAGAATACGTTTGGATGATAGATTTTGATTCAGATATGTTAAGTACTCTCGGAAGTACAGTAGCTGCTGGTACTGATATAGACAGCGGAGACAACTTTGCTAAGGTTACTGGAACTACAAATACAGCGATCAACTATGATTTTGACTCAGGAGTAAACGTTAGTTCGTTAAGCGACAGTCAAGTTCAAGCTGGTTATGATTTCTTTCAAGACAAAGATCAAGTTGAGATAGACTTTTTACTAGCGCCAGGGTCAACTACTAGAACTAGTATGACAGCTATAACAAATCACTTGATAACTATGGCTCAAAGTACTAGAAAAGACTGTGTTGTAGTAGCATCACCCGCAAGAAACGACGTTGTTAACGTTAATAGTGCTTCAACAGTAACTACAAACATTGTAGCTACAGCTGATACTCTTACAAAGTCGTCATATCTCTTCATGGACGGTAACTTCATAAAAGTATTTGATAAGTTTAACGATCAATTTATCGAAATACCAGCTTCTTCATCAACAGCTGGAATCATGGCAGCCACCGACTTAAACAGAGCTCCTTGGTTCTCGCCGGCAGGTTCTCGAAGAGGTCAGTATCTTGGAATTACTTCAATTTCGTATTCACCGACAAAAGCTCAAAGAGATACACTCTATAAAGCTAGTGTGAATCCAATTGCAAATATCCCAGGAGCTGGAGTAATACTATTTGGCGATAAGACAAAACTCGCAAGACCTTCTGCATTTGATAGAATTAACGTAAGAAGATTATTCTTAGTTCTCGAAAGAGCAATATCAAGAGCAGCAGAGCAGGTACTCTTTGAATTCAACGATGAATTTACAAGAGCAGAGTTCGTTAATATTGTCGAACCAGTATTAAGAGAAGTCAAAGGTAGACGCGGTATTACAGATTTTAGAGTTGTTGCAGATGAAACTAATAACACACCTGCAGTAATCGACAGAAATGAATTTATCGCAAGTATCTTCATCAAGCCTGCACGTTCAATTAACTATGTCACTCTTAACTTTGTGGCAGTAAGAACTGGTGTCGACTTTGAAGAAGTCGTCGGTACAGTTTAAGGAGGTTTAAATGGCAGTATTAGGCGTAGATGATTTTAAATCAAAGCTAAGAGGCGGCGGGGCTAGACCTAACCTCTTCAAGGCTACAATCAATTTCCCCGGTTATGCTAACGGAGACGCGGAACTGACATCTTTCCTCTGTGAAACAGCTCAGTTACCAGGGTCAACGTTAGGCCAAATTATCGTACCTTTTAGAGGCAGACAATTAAAGATGGCCGGAGATAGAACGTTCGACGTATGGACAGTTACAATAATCAATGATACAGATTTTGCTATCAGAAATCCAATGGAAAGATGGATGAACGGTATGAACGCACACAGTGCAAATACTGGTCTTACAACTCCAGTGGCATACGAAGCAGATCTTTTCGTTGAACAGCTCGATAGGTCAGGCGATGTTCTCAAGAAGTATACGTTTAGAGGTTCATATCCTCAAGATATGTCACCAATAGATCTAAACTATGCTACTAACGATGAGATCGAAAGATTCACCGTAAGCTTTGCCTATCAGTATTATGAGACTGACACTACGACGTAAGTAATAAATAGTAGGAGAGCGAGAGCTCTCCTAACTATAAAGGATTAAGAATGGCAGAAACTACAAACTCTTTTAAATTATTTGGTTTTGAAATATCAAGAGCTAAAGATAATAAGTCCATAAAATCTGTAGTACCACCTAGAGATGACGATGGAGCTGGATACGTAACAGCTACTACACCAGGGTATGGTGGTTATGGTGGAGGTCACTACGGAACCTATATGAATATGGAAGGTGATGATTCCAAAGATAACGCTCAACTTATCTTAAAGTACCGCGGATCAGCAATGCATCCAGAAGCTGATGCGGCGATAGAAGATATAGTTAATGAAGCTATTACAGCAAGCGATACAAAACCATGCGTAATGGTTAACACTGACAACGTCAAAGTCAGTTCTAGTATTAAAAAGCAAATTGCTGAAGAATTCGATAAAATATATAACATGTTAAATTTTAAAGAACTCGGTCACGATATCTTTAGAAGATGGTATGTTGATGGCAGATTATATCATCATCTCATAGTCGATGAGAATAACCCAAAAGACGGTATTCAAGAGATACGTTATATCGACGCGATGAAGATAAGAAAAGTAAAGCAAGTTAAGAAAGAGACCGATAAAGCTACTGGTGCTAAAGTAGTTAAAAAAGTTGATGAATTTTACATTTATCAAGAAAAACCTGGGAGCCAGTCAAACGCAGTAAGAATGTCAGCTGATTCAGTAAGTTACGTAACTTCAGGTTTATTAGACGAAAATAGAAGAAAGATAGTTTCTTACTTACACAAAGCTCTTAAACCAATTACACAATTACGTATGATGGAAGATTCATTAGTAATATACAGATTGGCAAGAGCACCAGAAAGAAGAATGTTTTATATTGACGTAGGTAACTTACCAAGAGGTAAAGCCGAACAATATATGAAAGATATTATGGCCAAGTATCGTAACAAACTCGTTTACGACGCAAAGACAGGCGAGATTAGAGATGATCGTAAACACATGTCAATGTTAGAAGATTTTTGGCTACCGCGAAGAGAGGGTGGACGTGGCACGGAAATATCTACATTACCCGGTGGAGAAAACTTAGGACAAATAGAAGATATTATATACTTCCAAAAAAGATTATATAGATCTTTAAATGTTCCTATGAACAGATTAGAACAAGAACAGCAGTTCTCATTAGGCAGAGCTACTGAAATTAGTCGTGATGAACTTAAGTTTCAAAAGTTTATCGATCGATTAAGAAATAGATTCTCAATCTTATTTTATGAGATTCTTAAAAAACAATTGATACTTAAGAATATTATAACAGAAGAAGATTGGAACGAGTGGAAACATGATTTAAATGTTGACTACTTAAGAGATAACCACTTTGCAGAGTTAAAAGAAGCTGAGCTATTAAGAGAAAAGATACAAACATTGGATCAAATCTCTAACTACGTTGGCGAGTATTTCTCTAAACAGTGGGTACAGAAAAACGTACTTCTATTTAGCGACGACGAAATAGATAACATGAATAAAGATATAGAAGCTGCTCAAGCGGCAGATGAACCAAATCAAGGAGATTTACAGTGAGTGAAAATTTAAAGCAAATGCCAGATAATGTTGATACTATTGAAGATTTAGTAAAGCATTCTTTGGATAAAGACTATAATAAAGCCAACGAAATATTTGGAAATATTATGTCAGTTAAAATGAATGATATACTAGATCAGACTAAAGCAAAGCTAGCAGGTCAAATTTATAATGACGATCCTGAAGATGAAGAGATAGAGGACGAAATAGATGGAGATGACGGAGAATCAGCTGAAGACGATGGAGACGTTGAAGATGAGACTATCGAAGACGAGGCAGAAGATAATGATGTTGACGGAGATGAGGAAGCCGAGCTCGAAGACGAAGAAGCCATTGACGACGAATCCGACGAATCAGATGATGATGAAGAAATTGAAGGCGCAGCTGTCTAAAACTTAAAAAGTATAAATAAAGGTAAAAGGATGAAAACCTTTTTAGAGTTAAGAGAATTAACTGGTAGGAAGCCAGAAGGTAAAGTTGTATTTGATAAGAAGATTCAGCGAATACCAGTTAAGATACATAAAGAGCGTACTGGTTTTGTAGCGTACGTAGATGGTGATAGACTTGACGTTTACCGTTCTCAAAGAGAAGCTGAGAAAGCGGCAACAGAAGTCATAAAGCAATACAAAAGGATGAAGTAATGGAAATTAGACCTTTAGCAGCCAAAGTAACAGCGAACGGCGCTTTAAATAAAACTACAGTTGGCAACGCTCAAACAGTTTATATATGTGCAACTGCAGATGATTTAATTACAAACGTCACAACTGGATTTACGTTTCAAATGCATGAAAATCAAGCGATAGTACTTCAAAAAGATAAATTAGATGAAGTTCATGCTGGAACAACTACTACACACTTTACTAAAATAGCGTATCCAAGAGGCTAATATGAAGTTAATATCAGAATATACCGAAAATAAATTAGACTTTCTAATTGAAAAAGATGAGAAGTCTGGTAAGAAAAAGTACGCTATACAAGGTATATTTGCACAAGCAGAAACAAAGAATCGAAACGGTCGTATATATCCAAAAGCAATTATGGAAAAAGCTTTGACTAAGTATAATACAGATCAAGTATCAAAGGGCAGAGCAGTTGGTGAGTTAAATCACCCTGAAGGACCGACCGTTAATTTAGATAGGGTTTCCCACAAGATCGAAAAACTCGAATTCGATGGAAATGATGTTGTGGGTAAGGCATCGATACTGGAAACTCCAATGGGCCAAGTTGTAAAAGGCTTACTCGATGGTGGTGTCACATTCGGTGTATCGACTCGTGGTATGGGAAGTTTGAAGAACAATGGTAACGCAATGGTCGTAAACGACGATTATATTCTTAACGCGGTAGACATCGTGCAAGATCCATCCGCTCCTAGCGCTTTCGTTAATGGGATAATGGAAGGAGTTGAATGGGTTTGGAATAACGGTATCATTGAAGCTCGAACAATTGAGAAAATGGAGACTGAAATTAAGAAGGCTCCACGAACTAATCTCTATGAGACAGAGGTTCGTGAGTTCAAGAATTTCCTCTCGTTGTTAAAATCAAAATAAGGAGTCAAAAATGACTGATAACGAAAATATTGAAAATCAGGACGTGGAACTCCAAGAGACTGATGAGGAAATCTCTGAGATGAAACACGATCCTAAGAATGCTGAAGCTCAGTCAATTGCTTCCGTAGACAAAGCTGCTGATGCAGGTACTTCAAGTGCTCCGTTACCGGACGCACCGGGTGCAACTGCAAAGCATAACACTAAGAAAGATCCAATGCCTAAGTTAACTAAGGCAGGCATGATTAACGCAATGTTTCACAAGATGAAAAAAGCTAAGAAAAATAATCTTGAGACCATGTATAATAGCGTTATGAAAGATCACGTCGAGAATGAAGAAGATGCAATCATTGAAGATACACCTTCAATTGATTACAAAGTTGATTTCAAAGACGATCTTAAAGCTCTTGTCGCTGAAGAGGCTACATTGTCTGATGAGTTCAAGCAGAAAGCAGAAATTATCTTTGAAGCTGCAATTCAATCAAAATTAACTGATGAGATTGACAGACTCGAAGAGAAATATAACGAAGAGCTTGAAGCTGAGATTCAAACTACAAAATCTGATCTCGTAGAAAAAGTTGACAATTACCTAAACTACGTAGTTGAAAACTGGATGGAAGAGAATAAGCTAGCTATCCAAAATGGCTTAAGAACTGAGATTGCAGAAGACTTTATGAATAAGTTGAAAGACTTATTTACTGAGTCCTACATCGAAGTGCCAGAAGGAAAGACTGATATGGTCGACGAATTAGCAACACAAGTTGAAGACCTTGAGGCAAAACTCAACGAAACAACTGAGCAAGCTATCGAGCAAGCAGTCGAGTTAGAAAATCTTAAGAAAGACGCTATCATTAGAGAGCACTCTAAAGATTTAGCAGATACTCAAGTTGAAAAGCTTAAATCACTGGTCGGTGACGTAGATTTCGAAGACGAAGAAACTTTTGCAAATAAAGTATCTACAGTTAAGGAGTCATACTTCACTAAAAATACAACTACTAATTCCGGAGAGGTAATCGCCGAAGACGAAGAAGCACCAACAGTTCAAGCTGAAGGTTCAATGGCTTCATACTTATCCGCAATTAAGAAAACCAATAGTAATAAATAGGGAGTCCAATAATGGTACCGAATACTCAATCTTATGACAAGTTGATCGAGAAATGGTCTCCAGTACTTAATGAAGAAAGCGCTGGTAAGATCCAAGATCAACACAGGAAAGCTGTAACAGCTGCGGTATTAGAAAACCAAGAACTTGCTCTTAAAGAAGAGGGCATGATCCAAGAGGCAACTAATACTACTACAACTAATACAGCCGCAACTAACTGGAACCCTGTATTGATTGCATTAGTAAGAAGAGCTATGCCAAACTTAATGGCATACGATATCTGCGGTGTGCAGCCAATGTCAGGTCCAACTGGCTTAATCTTCGCGATGAAGTCAAGATATTTTAACGCAAACCACAAAGCTGGTCTAGGCGCAAGTGCTACAGGCACAAGTGCTCCGGAAGCAATGTTCAACGAAGTTGAGCAGTATTCTGGTGACTCAGCTGGCGTAGCTGCAAATGCTGCAACTGGTCCATCAGGTTTAAATGGCCCAGCTGACGGTGATGGCGACTCAACTATCGATGATAGTAGAGGTGATCCAATCGCAGGTGTTGATAACTACTCAACATCCGAGGCAGAAGGATTAGGCGCATCAGGAAACCAAGGTTTCGCAGAGATGGGTTTCACTATCGAGAAAGCTACAGTGACTGCAAAGTCTAGAGCGCTAAAGGCAGAATATACTTTAGAATTAGCTCAAGATCTTAAAGCAATTCACGGTCTTGACGCTGAAACAGAATTAGCTAACATCTTATCTACAGAGATCTTAGCTGAAATCAACAGAGAAGTCGTAAGAACAATCAACGGTCAAGCTAAGACTGGTGCTCTACAGAGCAACACAGCTATTAACGGTATCTTCAACGTACAGACAGATGCTGATGGTAGATGGTCAGTTGAGAAGTTCAAAGGCTTAATTCTACAGATCGAAAGAGAAGCTAACATCATTGCTAAAGAGACACGTAGAGGTAAAGGTAACTTTATGATCTGCTCATCAGACGTAGCATCTGCATTAAATGCAGCTGGAATGTTAGACTATACTCCTGCATTAGCAGCAAACTTAAATGTTGATGATACAGGTAATACATTCGCTGGTGTATTAAACGGCAGAATGAGAGTATACATCGATCCGTATGCAACTGCAGATTACGTAAACGTCGGATATAAGGGTACTAACCCATACGACGCTGGTGTATTCTACTGCCCATACGTACCACTAACTATGGTCAGAGCAGTTGGGGAAGACACTTTCCAGCCAAAAATCGGTTTTAAAACCAGATATGGAATGCAGGTCAACCCATTTGTGACTTCAAGTCCAACTGATAATATCGATAGCACTACTAAGAAAAATAACCAGTACTACAGAATATTCAGAGTAGATAATATTCTAGGTGCTTAAGTCTTAGTACTTAATATTAAAAGGGGAGCGCAAGCTCCTCTTTTTTTGTATAAATAACAGTATGGCTTTAACTACTAACTTCAACTATCTACAGCCGACTGGTTTTAAGCTCGTCATAGATAGAACAAATTATCCGAATCTAGAGTTTTTTGTACAAGACTTTACGCACGCTGGTGTGATAATGAACGCGGCTGATTTAAGTTACAAGAAAGTCGCTTCAATACCTTTTATTGGAGACAAGCTAACTTATAACGAGATGCTAGCCAACATAATACTAGATGAGGATATGAAATCTTACAGAGAGATGCACACTTGGATGAGAAGAATACTCGATCAAGATAACATCACTGCAGTAGATAGATTTCGTAATAACACACAAAGACCTCCTGCTCAGTCAGATATAACTTTATCTGTATTAAATAGTTCTAATAATCCAATTGTAAGAATTGTTTATAGAGATTGTATACCAGTAGCTTTAACTGACATACAGTTTCAATCAACAGGCGGAGGCGAGTCGTTCTTAACTTTTGGAGCGTCTTTTAGATTTACATACTTTGATATATTAAACAGAAATTCAACTACAGGAGCGTTTGCTGATTCAGATTCATTTAACGTTGCTGGTTCTGTAGGTTAATATATAATATTGAGGACATTATGATTGATTTGAAAAAAGTCCACGAGATGTGGCAACAAGATTGTATTATACAAAATAACCAACTAGATGATACTTCTCGTCAAACTCCAAAATTACATTCAAAATATTTACAGCTGTGGTCAACCGCAAAGCTTGAATTGAGGCGCGCAGAGTTTGATCAAAAAAGATTGTTAAAAGAAAAGTGGTTATATTACAATGGTAAGATGGATCAGGAAACTTTAGAAGAAAAAGGTTGGGAACCAGATCCGTTTGAAGGTTTAAAAGTACTTAAAGGCGAGATGGATTATTATTATGATAGCGATCCTGAAATACAAAAATCAGAAGAAAAAATACAATATTGGAAAACAACAATAGACACATTAACAGAGATAATAGATAACTTAAAATGGCGACACCAAACTATATCGAACATAATCAAATGGAAACAATTCGAGTCAGGAAACTAAATCACGCGATACTTAAAGTAGAATGCGATAGAGGTATCGGAGCAGAACTAAGAGAGTTCTTTTCTTTTTACGTTCCGGGATATAAATTTATGCCGGCTTATCGCAACCGTTTATGGGATGGAAAAATAAGACTCTTTAATCAGACAACTGGAGAAATATCTGCAGGTTTATTTCCACAGATAATATCTTTTGCTGAAAGTAGAGAGTATAAGATAGATATCGAGGATACTGAATATGGAAATCCTAACGAAGGTAATCAAATAAACGTAGATTTCATGATGAAGTTTATTGAAGCTCTAAAGTTACCTTTTAAAATACGAGACTATCAGTTTGACGCCGTATGTACTGGAATACAGAGAAAAAACGCTATACTGCTTTCGCCAACTGGTTCTGGTAAATCTTTAATAATATATGTTATGATGCGATGGTTATTATCTGCGCTAGACAAATCAAAAAAAGATATATTAATTGTAGTACCAACCACGTCTTTGGTAGAACAAATGTATAATGATTTTAAATCTTATGGTTACGATGTTGATAGGCATTGTCATAAGATTTATTCTGGTAAAGATAAGAATACTTTTAAGAGAGTTATCATAAGCACTTGGCAATCGATATATAAATTTCCAAAAGAATGGTTTGAAAGATTTGGTACGGTTTTTGGAGACGAGTGCCATGGATTTAAATCAAAATCATTAACGAGTATTATGAATAAGTGTACTGAAGCTGAATATAGATTTGGTACTACTGGAACATTAGATGGAGCATTAACACATGAACTGGTCTTACAAGGACTCTTCGGTAAAGTTTATAGGGTCACAAGCACCCGAGCATTACAAGATAACGATACGCTCGCTAAGTTATCAATACGAAGAATCATACTCGAGCACGATGAAAAAACAAGAAAAGAATTTGGAAAACAAAAATACCAAGATGAAATACAGTACGTAGTAGCGCATAAGAAAAGAAATACGTTTATTACTAATCTTTCTTTAGACTTACAGGGTAATACGTTAGTCTTATATAATTACGTTGATAAACATGGTAAGCCACTGTATGACATGATTAAAAATAAAGTAAACGAAAGTCGCAAGATTTTTTTTTTTTTATGAAATACTCCAGCTACAGATAGAGAAGCCATAAGGGCTATAGTTGAAAAGCAGAAAGATTCTATTACAGTAGCTTCTCTCGGCACGTTTAGTACCGGTATAAATATTAGGAACCTACATAATATAGTATTTGCATCTCCATCTAAATCACAGATAAGAGTTTTGCAAAGTATAGGTAGAGGATTAAGAAAGACAGATGATGGAAGAGATACTACGTTATACGATATCATCGACGACATAAGTTGGAAGTCAAGAAAAAATTATGGAATATTACATGCAGACGAAAGATTACGAATTTATGGAAGAGAAAAATTTAATCATAAAACTTATAAAGTAGAGCTATGACAGATCACAATATAAAACAATTTAAACTTACTAATAATGACGAGATAGTTTGCGAAGTACTGGACTGGAACACCGGTGATGATATTACGGACGTTGTAGTCAATAAAGCTCTTCGAGTCGTAGCTCACGAAGACTTTTACAGAGGTTTTAAGTTCTTTTGTTTTAGGCCTTGGCTAAGTTTTCAAGACGATCCCGCATCTTTACAAACAATAAATTCATCGCACATAGTAGTATCGAGTAATCCAACACCAGATATTTTAAAGCATTATAAAGCGTGCTTAAGAGCGATATCACACGAATTACAGAACAAAGGTAAGTCTAAGTCAAGAACAACTTATGCTAACTTAGACGAAATAAATGACGCTATCAGAGACATGACAGACGAAGAGATGGACCTATTTTTAGAGAAAAAGTATGGCATGAAGCCCGAAGAACCTTTTCCGAGCGACTCTGATAAAGGAGATAATATTCTACAGTTTAGACCTAAAGGTGATAAGACGATACATTAAAGGGTATATTCCTTCCCCCTCAAACTACTCTTTTATTATATCATACTTTTGGGAATTTGTATACAAGTTTTTTCACAACTAAGAGATAAAAAAATATATTTACAAATGTGTTTTTTTGTTGTATAATAGATTATGAAAGGTGGTAAAATGGCACGTAAAAAAAGTATTCATTATGTGAATAATTCTGACTTTTCTACTGCAGTAGTAAGTTACGTAGAGAAAGTCGAAGAGGCACGCAAGAAAGATACACCTATTCCAAAAGTACCAGATTATATAGCGTCTTGTTTTTTAAGAATAGCTGAAGGTTTATCGCATAAAGCAAACTTCATAAGATATACTTATCGAGAAGAGATGGTAATGGACGCGGTTGAAAACTGTTTAAAGGCAATAGGTAACTATAACTTAGAGGCAGCGACAAGAACAGGTAAACCAAATGCATTCGCGTACTTTACGCAAATAACTTGGTACGCATTCCTAAGAAGAATAACAAAAGAAAAGAAACAACAAGAAATAAAACTTAAGTATCTTACTAAAGCTGGAGTAGAAAATTTTGTCGACAACGAACTTGAAGGCGGAGGCGTTGGTGCAGAAGTATCTACTCATTTTGTCGATACGTTAAGAGATAGAATAGAAAGAGTACGAACTTCAGATCAAGAGATAAAAGAGTTTGTAAAAACTGAAAAGAAAAAAAGAAGAACAAAAAACGCAGATTCAGATCTGAGTGAGTTTATGCAATGAAGATAGCCGTACTAAACGACACGCATTGCGGTATACGTAATTCATCTGAAGTCTTTTTAGATAACGCAGAAAAATTTTATAACGAAGTTTTCTTTCCTGAATGCGAGAAGCAAAACATAAAACAAATATTGCATCTTGGAGATTATTACGATCATCGTAAGTTTGTTAACTTTAAAGCGTTAAATCATAATCGCAGAGTATTTTTAGATCAGTTACGAAAGCGCGGAATGTCGATGGATATTATCCCTGGCAATCATGACACGTATTACAAGAATACTAACGAGTTAAACTCTTTAAAAGAATGTTTAGGTCATTACATGAACGAAGTCAACATTGTAATGGAGCCTAAAGTTATGAAATATGGTTCTTTAAATATTGGACTCGTACCTTGGATTTGTAATGACAATTACGAACAATGTATGAACTTTATAAAAGATTGTAAAGCAGATTGGATTGGTGCGCATCTTGAACTTAAAGGTTTTGAAATGATGAGAGGTCTGACTAACACTCATGGTATGAGTCCTGACGTATTTAAGAGATTTGAGATGGTTCTTACTGGACATTACCACGTTGGTTCTAAAAAAGATAATATATGGTACTTAGGAAGTCAAATGGAGTTTTTCTGGTCAGACGCGCACGATCCAAAGTTCTTTCATATAATAGATACTGAAACTCGACAAGTTGAAAAGATAAGAAATAATAACACTTTATTTGAAAAAGTTGTTTACAATGATGAAGAAATAGATTATAATAATTATAATAAAGATTTGTCTAAAAAATTTGTTAAAGTCGTAGTGGCAAACAAGACAGATCCATTTACTTTTGACAGGTTTATTGACTACATACAAAACCAAGATATATATGAACTTAAAATAGCTGAAAACTTTAATGAGTTCGTAGGTGCAAATGTAGACGATGAAGACATGAATTTTGAAGATACTGCCGAGATAGTAGATACTTACATCGATGCAGTAGATACAGATTTAGACAAAGACAAAATTAAAGTTCAGATGCGTGAACTTATGACTGAGGCACAAACCCTAGAAATAGCATGATTATATTTAAAAGTATTAAGTACAAGAACTTCTTGTCGTCTGGAAACAGTTTCACTGAAATTAATTTAAATAAGCACAAGTCTACTTTAGTAGTAGGTCATAATGGTGCGGGTAAGTCGACCATGCTCGACGCATTATCATTCGCTTTGTTTGGTAAACCGCATCGTAAGATTATGAAGAGCCAACTCGTTAACTCGATAAATCAAAAGCAATGCGTGGTTGAAGTTGAGTTTTACATAGGCAAAGCTTATTTTAAGATCATAAGAGGAATAAAGCCAACTATATTTGAGATATGGAAAGATGGCACTATGATTAATCAGTCATCTCACGCTAACGAATACCAGAAGATACTCGAGCAAAATATCCTGAAACTCAATCATAAGAGTTTCCATCAAGTTGTTGTATTAGGTAGCTCTTCGTTTATACCATTTATGCAGCTCAATGCTGGACATCGTAGGGATGTTA